CGTGTCGCTTAAATGATTTCTCAAAATGATAGAAGCCCTATAACCGAGACGTGACGCCTTCATGTTTTATACTTTAGACCTGATCCCTTTTGTGGTACATAGCCACGAATGAATCAATCAGTGATGCTTCAAGGGTAGCATCCATTGGATCAAGATCACGGAACTGCTCATACAGAGAACTACACAGCATGTCTTTCAAAATATCTACGTCATCAATCGTATCCACGATATACTCTGCTGTATTCCATTTCTCTTCATCTGTAATGGTAACGTACTCTGCGTCTGGGTCATTCGGATGTGAGCCATCTGTGACAACCTCAGGGGTATATTGGTTATCAATACGATCCTGTAAGAACATCCTGTGTTTCTCTCTGAACTCTTCTAGTATCTCATGCGCATTCATTTTGTTCATCCTCTGTGTTGTATGCCTGTACACGATCCTGTATAGCACGTGACTGTACTGCACTACACTGTGCTGTAATCTGAATCAACTCACTCAGTAATCCTTCTGAGTGCAGTGTGTACATTAAGTCATCATACTGTGGTTCAGGATCATACTTGTAATCTGATGCACGAGCGTATAACTCACGCAGTATTGTGTACGAATCAATGTGTCTCATCAGTCATCATCTCCATGTCTTACAATATCAATGTACTCATCGTACTCAAACTGATACCCCATGCCAATCATAAAATGGTATAATGCGGATAACATCTCAGTACGTGTAGCACCTTGTGGTACCGCAATCATTGTGAGTTGCTCAGGTACAAACTCTGAACCATACGACATACCTTCTTGATGGTTAATCATGTACGCAACATTACGTTGTAAGTCTAATGTGTCTAACGATAGAGTTTGACTATCGTATGTATTTACATTATCAATCAATTTCATAGCACTTCTCTCCTTGTTCAAACCATAATGCAGATTCGGTACGAGCTACTTCTTCTGCTTCTTTGTGTTCATCGTATACTTTAGCCATGTTGTCAATGGCTTCAGCAAATGTATAGTCTTCGTACAACATATAGTACAGATTGCGTAAAGCATTAATTGATGTACGCAATTCATGTTCATTCATAGAATGATTGTATTTGTAGACTACATCAAATGTTTCTCTGAGTGTAATCATCATGTCCTTAGTTGATTGCATTTGTGTTATCTCCTTGCTTGAGTTCGTTTGTAGATCATAGTCTTTGCGTACAAGATTATATATTAGACCTTAGTATATATTATTTATGTTTGTGTTTTCCCTTAACAGGGGGTATTGTACTGAGGACGTTAAACGAAAGAAGAGAGCGTGTCAACACCATGGAGATAAAAGAATTCATTTCAGGACTCGACATCCGGGACAGTGAAACCAAACGTGTATCCTGTCCTGTGTGTGGAGGGTACAAGACATTTACAGTCACACGTCAAGGTGGTCAAGTATTGTATAACTGCTATAAGGCATCGTGTCGTGCACGAGGTAATGCCGGGGTACGCCGTAGCCTTGCCTCTATTCGTGAGAGTCTAGCATCCCCTTCGTGTCGTAAGCAAAACGAAGATGTGCCCCCTTCCTTTGTAATTCCTGATACACTGACCCTAGTAGACACCAATCATACCTGTGTGTCCTACATTGAAGACATGCATGTTCAACCGGCCATTGATGATACGTACGCTTATGTCTTGTACGACATCAAAGAAAACAGATGTGTATTCTTAATCACAGATGACAACAAGAATGTCATTGGTGCTGTAGGTAGAGCATTGCGTAAAGGTGTCGTACCCAAGTGGAAACGTTACGACAGAAGGAAAGATCTCATGTTTATCTGTGGCCCAAAGCAAGGCACAGCCGTTGTAGTAGAAGATTGTGCGAGTGCTTGTACAGTGTATGCCGCAGGATACACAGGGGTTGCCTTATTGGGTACAACCTTAAGTGCAGGGCATGTGTACCAGTTACGTGCATTCAGTAAGGTGATTGTTGCTCTAGACCCTGATGCGTCAAAAAAATCAATTCAAATGAAAAAAATGCTTGACGCACACGTATCAACTGAGATACTATTCTTAACTGATGACTTGAAGTATTTTACTCCAGAATGCGTCAAGTCATTAATCACTAAGTGAATGGCTTTCATTTGTGGTTTCCTTTTGATGACTATGTCTCCTTGCCCCTCTTCGGAGGGGCTTTTTTTTGTCTACACGTTTTGCTATGCTCCTGTACGCTAACCCATACAAAGGAGCAATAGCTTATGATACGTGTATTCCTTACACCCCAAGAGAACATGAAGTGCAAGCAGATGGGGTACGACACTGTACAGATCTGTGAAGACCAGAGCGCAAAGGCTCGCATCAATCCCTTCAAAGAAAAAAGAAGTCGTAGAGACAGTAACTTCCTAGGGTTCAAAGGTGAGTACGCATTCTCTAAACTGTTTGAACTATCCCCTACCGATGTCACTGAAGATGCAGACGATGGCATTGATTACGTACTCCCTGACAATCGTACCGTAGATGTCAAAGCAACCGGTAAGCTGGAAGGTGACTTGATCATAGACAGCTTTGATAGTTTCCGTGCAGATATTGCTGTGTTGTGCTACACGACAGAGAAACGATCTTGTGTAGACTTCTACGGTTGGATCAACAAAAAAGAATTTATGGGGTTGTGTAAAGAAAAAGATTATGGACACGGCATGCGTAAGTATGCAGAATCAAACCAGTTACACGACATTGAAGATTTGTTAAACGTGTACGAACTCAAAGGAGTCACAATATGAGTGATGGATATTGGTCTGACCCAGACAGAGCAGATCGGGATACAAAAAAGTTATGGAATCACGAGCGGGAGAAAAGGCTGATTGAGTTGTGGGAACAGGATTTACCCGCACAGCAAATAGGAAAAGAGCTAGGAGTAACTAAAAGATCTGTACAGAGACATGTGGCCAAGTACAGAGACAGGCTGGGGTTACAACCTAGGACTGGTAGGTTTACTCCGGGCAGACCTCAGAAATTATTTGAAAAAGAGTGGTATGGGTCTGTACCTTTCGGCCACTGGACAATCACTAAGCCATGGGGGAAAGCGGCATGAGTAAACTACCGTATGTAGAACGTCCGAATGGATACAGTATTGGATTGACTGGGGAGTGTGCTTACGTATGGGCACTGTTCCTATCTAATGAAGCTAACATGGAAGATGACCACGAGGCGTACGACAGGTGGCGTACACTTGTAGATCAACTGAAGCCTGCACCCAACAAGCCTACACCTGCGTGTATATGGTGCAACGACTTAGAAGATGCCATTGAGAAGTACACAGATGCCTAGTGTATCTGAGTTCTGGAGAAACAGTTACCAGAGTGACAGGATATCTTTCTGGTGTGAGTTGATAGGGCTTGTGCTTGCAGTTATTGCGAGCATGTACCTAGCAATCAATGCCAGTAACCCAGACATGCGTATTGTGTACCCTATATCTTTTGTAGGTGTAGTCGTGCAGACATACGCAAACTGGCGTAGAGGATTAGTGTGGGTCATGATACTCACAACATACTTTGCTTGCATCAGTGCCTTCGGGTTCGGTAGAGCAATGGGATTTTATTAGGGAGGCATAGATAATGAAAATCAAGATAGGTAAATATCCGCACCCAATCAGATGTAGTATCTTCACGGACTACATGATTGAGTGTTATGGGTACATCAACTGGCCGACTGAATACACACGCTACGAGCGTTTCCTAGAGAAGCTAGAGTACGCTATCCAATGGGTCATTGATGGTACATTAAACCGCTTTAGGGGTCACAAACAACCCGAATACATACGCATTGACCCATGGGATACATGGAGCATGGATCATACTCTTGCACCGATCATCCTGCCGATGCTGAAGCAACTGAAGGAAACGAAGCACGGTGCACCTGAGGTAGACTTTGAAGATGTGCCTGAAGAGTTACTGCCTACCGATGAAGAGATCAAGGCGTACGTGAAAGATGGATCAACGGACAAGAACTTCTTCAAGCGTTGGGATTGGGTCATGGACGAGATGATCTACGCATTTGATTGCAAAGCGAACAAGGATGACGTTATTATGCGTTGCAGTACGAATGAGCGTATGAAGGAGGAACAGGATCGGATATCCAACGGGTTCCGCCTGTTCGGTAAATATTACGAAGCACTATGGGACTAAGACAATGGAAGTAAGAGATATTATTGAACACGAAGATGGCGGTGCAACATACACTGTAGACTTGACCCCAGAAGAATCTGATGCGATGTGCCGTAACGGAATACTGTGGGCGATTGTCTCTGCGGTGACAGGAATCACCGTAGATCATGCACTGAAACTCCACAAGGAATCGGAAGAGGGCAAGCAGAATTACAACCCGTTGGGTGGTTCGGAATACGTCACTTCAGATGACTACGAGTTGGGCAACTAATGACAGACACTGAAGAGTTAGTATCAAAAATTAAAGGAGAGTAAAAATGAGTAATCAACTTTTTAATACAGACACGTTAGATTTAAATAAGTTTAGAACGATTGTATATACTACAAGTTCTATTATAGAAGACACCGGACTGGAAGTATGTGGTATGCGAGCAGACGGAGGTGTAATTGGATTCGGTGTACGTGGAGATGATCGTGATTTTGTGTCCTACAATATAGATATGGACCGACTTTACGTTAATTATGACGTAGTAACAGGAACACAAGCTAGGCGTTTACACATGATTGCTGAGTTATTGGGTTTGACTACACAGGAATTTAAAGATGACAGGTTTGATACCAACATCTGAAGAGTTAGTCTCAGAAGAGACACAAGAGCAATTCAAAGGGAGCACCATGTCCAAGGCAGGGAAACTTGCGATGGAATTGGCTACTGAGAAGAAACGCTTACAGCAAGAACTGGATGATCTTCAAATACAGTACGAAGAGATCAAGCCAACCACACCCACAGGTACGATTGATTGGTACGTGAAGTGGGTGTCTATGGTGTTAGCCGTAGCCGGTGTGTTCTTGATCAATTCAAACTTAGTTATGTACGGCCAGCTTGCCTACGTAATCAGTAGTGCAGGCTGGGTATATGTAGGAGGCGTATGGAACGACAGGGCCATTCTGATAGGCAGTGCAATTAGTGGTACTGCTGTCGGCATGAATCTGGTACAATACTTAGTTGCCAGTTAAAGTAAGGTAAATGGAGGAGACACTAGCCAATGAAACCTGAACTTATTCAACTATTGCTTCGTAAGGATTTTTACGAGGCAAACAAGCACAAGGTCAGAAAATCCATGTTTGAGGATTCTGACTACCTGCCCATATACAAATGCATCATTGAGGCACACGAGAAGTCCCCAGACAATGATGTAACCGTACAAGATATCTCTGCATTGTATGAAGTACGCAATCCGACAGAGTCACGTGCCAAGATGGAAAACGTACGCATTCTGTTGCGTGAACTAGCAGACAAGCCAGCCCTGTCCTTAGAGATTGCGGACGAGGTGCTTGCTCATGCGTGGCGACAAGAGATTGGTAGAGATATTGCCAACATTGGTTTAGAGATCGAAGACGGGGCAATAAGTGATCTTACCCCTATCAAGCGTATCCTAGAGAAAACCAAAGACGACTTCATGCCTGCCATGGATATACAAGCGTGTAGTAAGGATGTCTTTGAGTTACTTAGGCAGACATCTAATGACAACCGCTGGAACTTTAACATTCGTGCATTGCGAGAAAAGTTACCGGGTGTTGCAGGTGGTGAACTCTGTATCATCTTTGCTCGGCCTGAGACAGGCAAGACAGCAAGTCACGTATCCTTTTGTTATGGCCCTGACGGATTTGCAGAGCAGGGAGCTAAGGTACACACGTTTGTCAATGAAGAACCTGCGGCACGTACGATGATTCGTGCGATGTCATCCTTTACCGGACTGACACGTGAAGAAATATTTGAAGATCCACACTTTGTAGCACAAGAGTGGAAGGTCATTAAAGATCATGTGGAGATGTATGATGCCCAAGGAACCTCAATTGAACAGATCGACGCTTACTGCGAGAATCACAAACCTGATGTTCTGGTCGTGGATCAATTGGATAAAGTCCAAGTGGCTGGCAATTTCTCTCGTACGGACGAGAAACTACGAGAGATCTATACGCAAGCTAGAGAAATCGCAAAGCGACACGATCTCGCACTTATTGCCATTAGCCAAGCATCAGCGGACGCAGAAGGCAAAACGAAACTAAACCCATCTGAAATGGAAGGCAGTAAGACCGGCAAGTTTGCTGAGGCAGATATTATTATCGGTATTGGTAAGCACGACAGTTCAGGTGTAGACGAAGAACCTGATTACACCCGCCACTTAACTGTAGGCAAGAACAAGATCACGGGGTGGCATGGCACCGTTATTTGCGAGATACAGCCAAAGCTGTCTCGGTACGTTGATTGAGAGGAATGATATGTTCATCTTAGGTATCGACATCGAGACCACTGTACAGAAGACAGAGAGGGGATACGACAACAGTCCCTTCAACCCAGACAACTATATGGTGTCATGCGGTGCTCAGTTCTTAGGGGAAGAGGTAGGCCAGTACTACTTCTTCAATCACTCCAAAGTAGAGTGCGATCCTGTTACAGCGAAGTTTGAACTGCAAAGTATGATTGATATGGCGGACATCCTTGTAGGCCATAACATCAAGTTCGATTTACTGTGGTTGATAGAATCAGGGTTTATCATAGAGTGTCCTGTATACTGCACCATGATTGGTGAATACGTACTGGCTCGTGGTCAGAAGATGCCACTCTCGCTAGAAGAGACAGCCAAGCGCAGGAAGGTTACACTCAAGCGTTCTGACTTAATGGAAGAGACCTTCAAGAAAGGCATTGGCTACGAGCAAATGGACCCAGAGATTGTAGAAGTCTACGGTCGAGGTGACGTTGTATCCTGTCTAGAAGTCTACGAATCTCAGATGCATGACTACCGTAGTCCTGAGTTTACTGGGTTACGTAAGTCACGTGACATGATGAATGAGATGCTGTTGGTCCTACTCGACATGGAACGTAATGGTATTCACATCGACATGGACGCACTCAATGCAGTAGAGGACGAGTTCACCAAGGAACGTAACACCTTAGAGACACGGCTCAACGAACTTGTGTTCAATGTTATGGGTGACACCCCTGTCAATCTAAACAGTCCTGCCCAACTGTCTGAGGTTGTGTACTCTCGTCGTATTCCAGACAAGGTACAGTGGCGTGAAACATTTAACGTAGGTCTAGACAAAAGAGGCAAGCCATTGCCTCGACCACGTTTAGACCCCAAAGAGTTTTCACGGACAGTTAAGAACAACAGTGAGGTTATACGCCGTACCAAGGGTTCACAATGCTTAGTGTGCGAAGGATTAGGAACGGTCCAGAAAACCAAGAAAGACGGTAAGCCGTACAAGAATCGTACGAAGTGTACTGACTGTAATGGTACAGGTATTGTCTACCAAGAGCTTGACAAGATCGCAGGATTCAAACTGGTACCCAATTCAGTACGTGATGTTTCAGCGAATGGCTTTAGCACTGACAAGAACACATTAAACTTCTTGCTAGCTCAGGCGCAACGTAAGGGCTATGACGAGGCGATTGAGTTCTTACAGGGTATGCGTAGGCTCAATGCCTTGAACGTCTACCTCACGTCCTTCTGTGGCGGTATACGACGCAATACACGTAGTAATAGTATCCTGCACACAACCTACAACCAGTGCATCACTTCGACAGGGCGACTGTCTTCTTCTGATCCGAACTTCCAGAACCAGCCACGAGGCGGTACGTTTCCGATTCGCAAATGCGTTGTCTCTCGGTTTGAAGGCGGAGAGATCATGGAAGCTGACTTCAGTGGCCTTGAGTTCCGTGTAGCTGGTGTGCTGTCCAAAGATGCTCAGATCTACGAAGACATTGTGTCAGGTAAGGATGTACACAAGCAGACTGCCGCTATCATCAACCAGTGTGACATTGACGAAGTAACCAAGGACATGCGCCAACAAGCTAAGGCGTACACCTTTGCACCACTGTATGGCGGACAAGGTGGGGCTGAACCACCTCACGTGCAGGCGTACTTCAGAGAGTACTTCAACATTTATGAAGGACTGCATCAGTGGCATGAACGCCTCAAGAAGAATGTCTTAAAGCATGGCACAGTTACCTTGCCTTCAGGTCGCCAGTTCTACTGGCCTAACGTAGAGCGCAAGCAAGGAGGTAGGGTTACGTACGCAACACAAATCGTAAACTATCCTGTGCAATCGTTTGCTACGGCAGACATTGTACCGCTTGCTTGTATACGTGTGCACAAGAAGATGCAGGAAGCAAACCTCAAATCATTGTTTGTGCTCACCGTACACGACAGTATTGTTGTAGACGTACACCCAGACGAGATGGAGATCGTCAAAGAAATTCTGATTGACGGAATGGAAAACGTTGCAGAAGAATTGCTTGTACGCTATAATCACGAGATGGTAATTCCACTCGCCATTGAAATAAAGAGTGGATCAAATTGGCTAAATGGAAATGTGATATATGAGTAACGAAGTTGCAACATATAACGGAATGACACCAGACCAACTCATGGAAGCCATGGGCGTTCAGGTGCAAGTACAACAGCAAAGCGGCAACCGTATGCCTCTTCTGAAGATTAACTACTCTGAAGAAGATGATGACGGTAATGAGTTAAAGAAGGGATACTTCCAGCTACAAACTGAGAATGGCCCCGTGTACGCAAAGGATGCAAAGATCCGTGTGTTTGCGGACTACATGCAATACCTAGACTATGACCCAGAACAAAACGCTGTGGTCAATAAGACAATCATTCACCGTGTTGGTGATGAGCCAGTCGATGAGTTAGGTAGCATCCGTTGTGGTAAGCCTACGTCTCGTGAACTGCGTGAAGCAGACGATACGACTCGTGCGAAGTACGCTAACATTACGTGCTTCCGGTACCTGTACTCTACTGTCAGCATGAATGCACAGACTGCGACAGGTGAACACGTTGAGATTGTCGATGAGCCTTGCCTGTTCCGTGTGAAGGGTGCGAGCTTTCTGTCATTCTCTGAGCAGGTGATTGAGCCTTGCCGTACGCAAAAGCTACAGTTCAATCAGGTCACTAGTGCTTTGACTACAAAGCGTCAGAAGAAAGGATCTGTCACATACTTTGTGATTGAGTTTGATCCTGACTTCAGCAACAAGGTAGAGGTCACCACAGACGACCTCCACTTCATGACCAAAATCCTTGATACGGTCAACGCAGAGAACAAGCAGGTCATACAGAAGCACAACGATGCCCTGTACGGTAAGCAACGTGATGTGCAGGATGCCAAGGTCGTTGAAGAGGTTGAAGACATTTTAGAAGCTGACTTTGATGAGACAGCATAATGTCTAGTATGCCTCCGAAATACGAGGTTCAGGTACGTGAGTATCTATCTAAGTTGTCGGCAGGGGAAGCTCCCCCTGTCGATGACGCACTGATAGACCAAGCGTGTGAGGACTTTCGTAACGCACTGCTCAAGCAATTTAACCGTGACAACAAGGACTTTACTGTCCGTATGTCAAACGCTGGGAGACCACGTTGCCAGTTGTGGTGGCAAAAGAATCACCCAGAAAAGGCTCAGAGCTTGTCGTATGACTTCATCATGAAGATGCTGTTAGGTGACTCAATTGAAATTTTAGCCTTGCTTTTGATGCGGGCCGCTGGTATAACTGTAGATTCGTATCACGGAAAGGTCACGCTACCGTTAGAAAACGATGGCGTAATCAACGGCGAATACGATGTCGTGATAGATGGCAAAATATGGGATATCAAATCCGCTTCTCCTTTTGCCTTTGAGCATAAGTTTAAGAGCTTTGCCGCACTTCAAGAAGATGATTCATTCGGGTACCTAGCCCAAGGATTTGGCTACGCAAAAGCGGCAGGCTTGCCGTTTGGTGGATGGATCGTCATCAACAAATCCACTGGAGAGTGGAAGTTTGTTGAAGCAGACCCCGATGCCTCAGACGAATACGTAGGTGTGATCCAAGACACCTACGATTACATTGCTACGGACCAAGGTTTTGAGCGATGCTATGAGGACATTGAGGAGACGTACCGTGGTACATCCACAGGTAATCGGTACATCGCAAAAAATTGCATGTATTGTGATTACAAGTTTTCGTGCTGGCCTACACTAGAGTATCGACGTGTAGAAGCATCACAAGCTAAGAACAAACCGTGGAGGTATTACACCGTCTATGCCAGTCCAGACGAAGAAGAAAACGCAGGCTAAAAAGAAGAGTCGCTCTCTTAATCATACCAACAATGCCAGAAGGATAGCCGCAAGGAAGCAAGGCTATCGCTCTGGTTTGGAGATGCAGATTGCGGCTCAGATTAGAGCACAAGGCATAAAGGTCATGTACGAAGATCCTGATTCAAAGATCAAGTTCGTACAGCCAGCTAAGAACAGAACGTACACACCAGACTTTATCCTGCCCAATGGGATTATCATTGAGACAAAAGGACGCTTTGTTTCAGATGACAGGAATAAACATCTGTGGATCAAAGAACAGTACGGTACAGAAATGGATATTCGTTTTGTGTTTAGTAACTCTAGAGCAAAGCTGTACAAAGGTTCTAAGACATCGTACGCAGATTGGTGTCACAAAAACGGATTCTTGTTTGCGGACAAGGAAATCCCTGAGGAGTGGTTTAATGAGTAACGAAGAGAATAAGCAACCTAAGATTGAGTTAAACCTTATACCCGGTGAAGCATTCTTACGCCTTGCCTTTAACGAGGACACAAGCTCGACAGAGTTTACGGTTGGGCTGTTTCCTTCAGAGCGAGTAGAAGATGCAGACTTTGATGACGAGGTTGACATTGATCCAGACACAATGCTTACACTGTGTTCAGCAGGGCTTGCATACTTCCTGCAATACGACACAGACACTTTGATGCAGGCTGGCATGAAGTACATCTCAGAAGACAACGAAGTGTTTGACATTATCGTAAATACAGAAGACACTCAGTTCTACTCAAGTTTAACCGAGGAGCAAATGCAGTTGATGAGTATGACTGCACAAGGAGAAGCATGATGTCAATGCACTACGATAAAGACTTTCTTGTTGACGACTTAAGCACAATCACACTTGTGGACGTAGATACACAAGATGAAATGACTGTAAACTTAGACATGGTCAACAAGCCACCACACTACGTCCTGAAGCCGGGCTTAGAAGTTATTGATGTGCGGACAGCCATCTTTGAAAAACTCCAGCGAGAGGGCATTGTGGTGCCTTACGCAGACATGTCTGACTGGGACCGAGCATGGGAATACTTGACTCGTATGTTTTTTAAGAACGGAAAAGAAGATGCGGAAAAGTCCTTGTATTATATGACTCGTCTCGTAGAACGAATGAAGAAACGGGGTGAGTCTTATGAGACAGAAGATTAATCTCCGTGTCCCAGAAACCCAACTACAAAAAATATTGGGCTTCTCTGACGAAATGCTTACGATGATTGAATCCGACATGGACAACCTAAGTGAGCATGAAGTACACGCCGCTAAAGAATTGCGGCACATACTAAATAAGATAGTCAATATGTACAGGGAACAAATTGAATATGAGCCAACCACAAAACCAGACAAGAATCAAAATCAATCTTGAAAGAGATGCCCTTTTAACCGAGCAAGCAATCAAGCTCATGGAAGACTACTATATGCTTCCGTGGGAAAAGTCTCCGCAGGAAGCGTATGCACGTGCGGCTGAGGCTTATTGCTACGGTGATTACGCATTAGCACAAAGGGTCTATGACTATGCTAGTCTTAACTGGTTTATGTTTGCCAGCCCTGTATTGTCTAACGCACCAGCACCTGACAGCAAAGCAACAGGATTACCTATATCTTGTTTCCTTTCTTACGTGGATGATAATCTCAACTCTCTTATTGATCATCCAGAAGAAGTGGCTTGGCTTTCTGTAAAGGGTGGTGGCGTAGGCGGACACTGGTCTGCTGTTCGTGGTATTTCAGAGAAAGCCCCCGGACCAATCCCATTCATGAAAGTCATTGATAGCGGGATGACTGCATGGAAGCAAGGGCGTACCCGTAAAGGATCGTACGCCGCATATCTCGATGTGTCACATCCTGACATTGTCGAGTTCGTAAACTTTAAAGTACCCACAGGTGGTGACATTAATCGCAAGTGCTTTAACTTGTTTAATGCCGTGAACATCACCGATGACTTTATGAAGGCGGTAGAATATGGAACAGAATGGACACTTAGAGACCCTCATGACGGATCTGTTAGAGACACAGTCTCAGCTAGAGGACTTTGGGAAGACTTACTTGAAGCTCGCTTCAGAACTGGCAGTCCTTACCTTAACTTTATCGACACAGCCAACAGAGGCTTACCAGAAAACCAAAGAGAACTTGGATTGCGCATTCACGGCTCTAACCTCTGCAATGAAATCCACCTCCCGACAGATACAACACGTACAGCAGTCTGTTGCCTCTCCAGCATCAACCTCGAAAAGTACGACGAGTGGTCAGGAAGCGGAATGGTTGCAGACTTGGTTAGATTCCTTGACAACGTACTCCAATACTTTATCGACCATGCACCAGAAGAACTTGGAAAAGCTAAATACAGTGCTTCAAGGGAACGCTCGTTAGGACTAGGGGCCATGGGGTTCCATGGTCTGCTACAGAAGAAAGGCATGGCATGGGACTGGTTCAGTGCTCAATCCTTGAATATGCGTATCTTCAAGGAGATTAAAGATGAAGCTGTTGCTGAGTCTATGGATCTCGCCCGAGAGCGTGGTGAGGCTCCTGACATGGAAGGTACGGGCATGCGTAATGCCCACCTTCTTGCAATTGCACCCAATGCTAACAGTTCCATTATCTGTAATGCTAGTGCTAGTATTGAGCCTATTAAGTCTAATGCTTATACCCATCGTACTCGTGCGGGTGCTCATCTTATCAAGAATAGGCACCTAGAGTCTGTACTAGAAGGATACGGAAAGAACGATGATAAAACGTGGTCTAGCATCATATCGAATGAAGGCTCAGTCCAGCATCTGGACTTCCTCAGTTCCGATGACAAAGAAATTTTTAAAACAGCGTTTGAGATTGATCAAAGCGAAGTCGTTAATCATGCGGCAGATCGGCAGAACTACATCTGTCAAGGTCAGTCAGTCAACCTGTTCTTTCCGTCAGGTTCACCTGCCTCGTACGTCAATAGCGTACATCTACGAGCTTATAAGCGAGAACTCAAGGGCCTTTACTACCTGCGTACTAATGCAGGAGTCGAGGCAGATAAAGTCGGCCTTGCAGTGGAGCGGGTGGCTCTTCAGGATGCCGAAGAATGCCTTTCGTGTCAGGGGTAACACATGTCTGTAAGGAAGCGATTTGACAGGGAGCTATACCAAAAGTATGACTCCCTCGCAAAACAAGCAACCAAGCAATTCTTAAACGAGACAGGGTGTACGGTTAATCCGCACCCGAATCGTTACGCACAGGATCTTGTTGTAACGAAAGACACAGAAGAGTTTTGTGCTGAATGCGAAGTCAAGCTCATCTGGAAGACTAAGGAGTTTCCGTACGAGAATGTCCAGCTACCCCAACGCAAAAAGAAATTCTTTGACGTACCCACTCAATTCTTTATATGGAATCACAACCTACGCAGGGCGGCTACGTTCTGGTCTGAAGACATTAAAGACTTAGAACCTGTAGAAGTCCCTAACAAGTACGTGTACAAAGGAGAGTACTTTTATCAAGTACCTTTGGACATGGTAACCTTCGTGACCATTGAGCATAACATGGAGTTGCCTTAAGTATGACATCCAAAGATGTAGAATCTATGCTGTACAAGACATGGCTTAAATTGTTGAAGGCCAGTGTAAAGCACAAAACGAATAAGATAAATAAACTAGAAAACCGACTGATTCAGTTAGAGCTAGAAAAAAGATATGAGAAATCCTGACAGCGTGTTAGATAAACTAAAGTTCTATAGAGAAATTGCGCAGAGTGGTATAGAGTACACACCACCTCCGCAGTTTTTTGTAGAGACAGAGGAGGTAATTACTGCCCTGATCAAGGAGGTCAACCAGTTACGGGCAGAGTTAAAAAGGAAGACAATAATCACCACAAATGAGGAGCAGTCACAAGATGGCACTACTTGAATTGAATACCACGTACAAACCTTTTAAATTCCCATGGGCTGTTGAGTATGCAGTATCACATGAGAAGGTCCACTGGGGTGAGTGGGAAGCCAAGCTACAAGAAGACGTAGCTCAATGGAAGAATGGGAAACTAAACCCAGAAGAAAAGAATCACATCACACAGATCTTGCGGCTCTTTACGCAATCCGATGTAGCTGTCGGTACAAATTACTTGGAGTACTACATCCCTAAGTTCAAGAACAACGAGGTTCGTGCCATGCTGACTAGCTTTGCGAATCGTGAGTTCGTACATCAGCGTAGCTATGCTTTGCTGAATGACACTTTAGGTTTACCTGAAGAAGAGTTCAGTGCATTCCTAGAGTACCAGCAGATGGCAGAGAAAGTTGAGTTCATGCAGGACATTGACGTAACAAGCCACGCAGGACTTGCTAAGGCTGTTGCACGGTCTGCAATGAATGAAGGCATGGCTCTGTTTAGTGCGTTCGCAATGCTATTGAATTACCAACGTTTCGGTAAGATGCGAGGCATGTGTGAGATTGTAGAATGGTCAGTGCGTGATGAGTCTATGCACTGTGAAGGAATGACAAAACTATTTAGGACTTTCTGTGAAGAGCATCCACGAATTGTTACTGACGAGTTTAAGAAAGATATCTATCAGATGTTTCGTGACGCAGTTAAACTTGAGGATAAAGTTATTGACTTGGCGTTTGAGATGGGGGTCGTGGAGGGTCTCACGGCAGAAGAGGTTAAGAAATACATTCGTTACATCGCAGACCGGCGGCTTATCCAGTTGGGTCTCAAAGGTAACTGGAAGGTTAAGGAGAACCCACTACCATGGCTAGATTGGGTCATTGGTGGTGACAGCCACAAGAACTTCTTTGAGGGTGTTGTGACGGACTACAATGCCGCAGGGATGGTGGGTGACTGGGGCTGGAGTGATCCAGTAGTTGAACCAGACCAGAAACAAGTTGCTTAAAACGAAGAAGGGGCCGAAAGGCCCCTTTTTAATTCCTACTCCGCAGGGAAAGCTCCCTCTGTTTCTTCTTCAACTGCAACACTCTGCACTTCGTTATTAAGTTCTTCAATGCTTCGTACGCCAAACCGAGTTAGTAAGTACGTACCCAAGGCTTTCACCTTTGCTTCCTCCAAACTTTCACCCGTCATGCGTACCCGCTCTTTCGCTTGTTCCAGTAAGCGATTTGCGAGACGAGTGTCTAGGAATGTTTCAGTAATAACTTCCCGTGCTCGTTCAGGTCCACCAGCCAGCTTAAAGAATGTGCGAGACAAGATCTTAGACCTACGGCCTTCTTCACTCAGTGGGCCTTCTACGTAGTTAATCAATTCAGAAACTAACTGTCCTACGTTCTCAATAGTAGCTGTAGCTGATTCCCCGCCTAGTTGACGTACGTCTCTTTTGGCAATCGCACGAGTTCGTGCAACAAGGGTATCAAACATTTCCCTGTCTGCAGACCCCTCTGGAAATACAAGTTCAAACACAGGGTTTTCTTCAATTGCCGCATCAATCTTAGCTAGTGATAACTCACCTTTTTCTGCACCACGTGATGCCGCAGGGTACACAATTTCCATTGTGCCTTGAGCAACGGTTGCTTTAAGTTTGCGTTGCGTGTCCGTCAACCCATCAGGTCCTACACGCCCAGTGCGTCCAGCAGATCTCCAGATATCAGGGAATTGGCGTACAGAGTTTTCATCTAGGATTAGAGACTTGACAGCTTTTGTCGCAGACGTTGTGTATGCAGGACGTGCAAATTGTGCTTCAGGTGTTTCCTCTGCAAGTTTAATTGCTTCTTCTAACCGATTTTGTGCAGTAGTAACTGCAGACTGTGCACTGGCTACATTGTCCGCAGACTGATCTAGACTACGAGTCAATGCTGTAATTTCTTCTGCGACACCCGGTGCAATTTGCTCTAGGTTAGGATATTTAGTTAACGCACGAGTTAATCCTGCAGATAAAGACTGAGCGGCATTCTGGGGATTGCCACGGGCTAATTGCGTACTAGGGTCATACTTTACGCTACTATAGATATCGTGGCGGTAGAACTTAGCTACAGAATCATTAAACTCCCTTAACGTGTCTTCGTCCATAGAAGCACGTATATCTGTTAAAAACTGTGCTGACGCAGGATCAGAACCCGCATCCTTCAATACAGAAGATAGTCCAGCTTGTGCTTGTTTAAACTGTTGCTCGGATATCTTGTCCCCAAACCGGAAGTTCGGAATGACTTGACTACCCGTAGCAGTTTTGTACAAGTCTTGGAAGTTTTGAAAGTACTGAATTGCACCTTCTCTGCTTGCACGTAAGGCTTCGTTATTTCCGATTGCACGGTCAATGCTTTGCTCTAACCCTGACTTCAGAAGGTTAACTGCACCGATCTCTGCACCTGTCCGTGCTTGTACAGAGTTAACTGCCTGCAGTAATCCTTCTAAGTTGCTGAGCTTAACGTCTTGGTACCCAATCTCTTCTTTCAGTTCGTCAACGTTAATTGATTCACGTGCTTTTGCACGTTGAGCAGAAGACGCTTCTTCACCTGCTATCTGATTAACACGGCTCTCTATTGCGTCATCTAAACGTTTACGTTGAGAACTTAGTTGACGTAGTACACGTCCATACGCAGGGTTTGAAGAAGCAACCAGCTTTGCCATGTCTGCAATTTCTGCAGGGTCAGTAATACTCGTAAGTGCTTGCTCAAACTGTTCTGCAGGAATTTCAATTTCTTCTGCCTGATCTAGGTAATCGGTGTATACCTTATTCTTCTGCTCACGACCTGCTAAGTACACAGATTCTACAGTTTCAGTTGCTTCTTCAGCCGCACTGTTGGCTACTTGTGCGTTTGAACGAGAACGATTTAAACCTGCAAAGGTTGCCTCAGCTTCAGGTGCAAACTTGGCATCAACCTCTCTTACTGCCTGACTTAATTGATCTTCTAGGCTTACAACCTGTGTACGCTCAGGTTCTATACGTGCTGTTACTTCGGCACCAATCTCTTCACGTGCTTCTGCACCTAACCGTTCTGAGGCTTGACGTGTAGTCTCACCTTCAATTCTTTGTGCAGGGGGTACAACTTGCTCTACTGCTCTAGGGATATCTCGTAGCATAGACTCTCGTTGTGTTTGCGCACGACCTGAAAACTCAGCAATTCCTTCACGTTGAGATACGCCACGTTCTACACGAGCAAGGATATCACTTCCTGCAACACCACCCAGTGTAGGTTCAAAGGCATCCTTAGGAAGTTCAACACGTCCTTCTACATAGTCTTTGAAGTTAACACCTGTCTGAGATTCAAAGTTAGTAGCAATACGATCTTGTAATGCTTCTAATGCTTTTACTTTATCTTCTGGGGTTGTTGCGTCTTCTGCACGAGCAATTAAATCTGCAAGGGTATCCGCCGTTAGACGCTCTGCCCCCTCACGTGTACCCATTAATGCAACGGGTAGTGACCGGAAAATACGAGCCATTGGGGACAGTTCTGAAATGGTCTTTATACCTTGACCTGCAATCTCTAAAGACGTACCAAATGCGGCACCTTCTGCTAAAACACGTAGCTTGCGCTGTAATACTGTATCTTCTTCGTCGCCAGTTAGCGTACCTGTCTCTTCAGTAGCTACAGCCGCTTCGCCTAAAGGTGCGCCTACAACAGAAGCAACCCAACGAGCCGCTTTAGGTGTCTTACGCAATACAGAATCCATCAGTTTAGCGGCACCCAGTGCACCAGTCCCTGCACCAGCAATCAACTGCAACGCTTCTGATCCTACGTTAACAACGTCAGACTCATCACGAATAGCTGGAATTAAGTTTTGTGCTTCTTCTGCGGTAACACCCGGAACAGCTATACTGATCGTAGCGGCTAAACCACGTCCTAACTCACTTACTGTACGAGCCGCCGTAGCCAATGCAGGGTTATCTGCCATGGCTGGGGGTGGAATCAGTACAACATTACCTTTGCTGTCTGTAGTTGTAAGTTGCTCTCCGCCTTGCGTTGCTTCGTTGTATCGCTCTTGAAGTTCCTTACGTATGCGCTCAATCTCTTCAACATCTTCGACGGCAAACGCATCTTCTTCTACAACAGGGCGACCGGTAGGTCCTAAAGACACACCACCCATTTGTGATTCTGCACGGCTCAGTTCTTGTTCTAAGTCACCATACAACTCTTGACGAGTCATAGGTACTTCACGTACAGGAGTTAAGCCAAGATCTGTGTCTGATGTAACTGCAGGTTGTTGAGTAGGTGCCGTTGTTACTTCGGCAGTATCTTTCTCTTCTTCCTCAGGTTCCATTTCTGTAGACAGAGGTACAAGACCTAACTCAATCATTTCTGCTTCTGTCATAGACATAACTTATTGACCTTTGTACTGGTTGTAGATTTCTTCAGTGATGTATTTGCGTTTAAGTGCTTCATCTAGATCGATCTTAGAAGACTGTTCTTTACCGTCTGTGTCGAGTGTCTGGAGAATTACGTCTGACCCCTCAACTCGACTACTCACAATGTTAAGACCGGGAATGCTTACGGGAACAGTTATCTCAGATATTGGAGGTACTTCAGGGTATTCGTCTTCTGTGTACTGAGACGGATCAAAGTCATCCTGCATAATGGTAGGTAACTCGATCCCTTCTGTTGTAGGTGGTGTGTATATGTCTTTCAAACGATTGTATGCTCTTATTTCCATATCAGACATACTTGAGTCTTGAGAGTTGGCAATCAACTCTCTGTACGTACCTGTCTCTTTAATTGTTGCTAACTTGCTTTCTAGTGCATTCATTTTACGTTGAATAGTTGACCGGGAGTTCCTCAAGAAGGACTTAGGGGAACTTGCTCTGTATTGATCCATACGGGCACGTACATCAAAGTCAGAGGGACGTGGGTCACCATCTGCAATGATGTCTGCAATTGCCATTTGCAAGGCTAAGTTTTCCATGAGCTTAGCTTTTGATGCGGCATCCTGTGCGCCCCGAAGCCCTGCTTCGTTTTCTTGTAACTGGCTTAGTATACCCAACCCATCAAATTCTGTAGGTTTAGGTTGTCCGTTTTCGTCGGTTTCAAACATAAAGACACTACTGATACCGGCAAATTCGTTTTGTGCGCCTGTCACGAAGCTACCAATTGATCTATTAAGAACTGAATAGTTCCTACGATCTAGCGCAAGTGGCGCAAGAATTTCGTAGTTTTTAAATAGGGTCTCTACACCGCCTCGCTGGCTTAAGTACTCGCTGGTAAGGTCTGTAAACTGCTTAGATCCCTTGCCCTCAAACACAGAATCCTTAACGCCTGCGTACACCTCAAAAAATCTTGGATCTTCTTCTTGACGTGTGACTGTTGGAGTTTTGCCATTCCAACGTGCAGTAGCGGGTGCAGATACATACTTACCTGTCTTGTCGTCCAGTATTTCACGAATACCTGTATTCGGATTTATGCGACCTTCGACGGCACGAGGTTCTTCTGTTTCTGGGTCAAGTATAGTATATGATCCAATCTGGAATCCTGTTGGCGTATCTTTCTTGGTGTATGCAGATGGATTGTCTGTGACAACCATGTTTTCACCGGGGGTGAACTTAGATCCATCAGTGGTATGGTATTCAATTTTTGGTTGATTGTTTGCGTCAAAGGAAATGGTCTGCACAACATCCTGTACGACTTCCTTTGTATCGGTATTGACTACCTGTACAAGTGAAGGCTTGTATTTTGATGGATCGGGCTTCGGCTCAAAGGTTACGCCAGCTACCCTACGCTCTGCAGGCATTTCAAACTCAAGGTCACGACCTGTTGCCTTGAGCAAATCACGAGCTTTTGACGACACTACTTCTCTATCATCACCAAAGATAGTACGTCCACGGCCTTCAGCGATTAGTCCTTCGGTTTCAACTTCGACCTTACGAGTCTTACCGGGTACTTCTACAATAGTGGTCTGATCTCCAGAAGTTATGTTGTACTTCTCTAATACGTCTTCTGGGTTATCAATGCCTAGGGCATCTGCACGTTTGACAACAGCAAGAGCTTCAGCTTCGTTTAAACGCTTACCGTCTACGTTTGTTAGCATCAGTGCCTGAACTTTTTTACGTTCTGCTATGGAAGCATCAATCAGTTCTTCACGCTTCTCTCGCATTCTATCTGCTTCTTTGACAGCACTTGCGTACACGAGCTTAGAGTCCTCGGCACGTTTTTCGTCACGCCGTAAGGCGGCTTCACCTAAGCCAGTTAATCCACCAGCTACAGCCGCCGCTATGGCTCTACCAAATCCTACTGCCATTACGCTTTGTCCTCTTTATCATCGGGAGCTTCAATCAATGCACGACCTGTTTGCTCACGTGGAATGTCAATCGGTTGCTCTTCGTCACTGGGTGCGCCCATTAAGCCACCTACAGGCATACGAACATCTTCTAGCTCCTCTTGCATCTTATCAAACTGCTCTTCTTGTTCTGCAGTCAGTTGAATGCTTTTCTTTGTACGCTGTGAAGGCTCTTTACTTAAGAAGGCTTTCATGTCATCTGGACTGTCAAAGCCTGTCAGGTACTCAATACCCATGTCGTCTAGGGCACTCGTAAAGACTTTGTACGCAGGACCTGCAATCATCAGGGACATGTCAGGTGTAATCTTGCCTGCACCAACCATATTAAGCAGTACAGTGTTCAGGGCACTCATTGCGGACACACCACTACTGACAAGTGTTATACCCGCCAGTAGTCTGTCTTTTTCGCCGAGTACCGTATCAATAAAATACTCAAAGGCATCATCAAAGTCAGGGTACTGTGGAGGACGATGCCATGCATACCCACGGGTATCTTGAGTTAGATTCTCGCCCGGTATCGGAGCCTTAAGAAATCTAGTTGGATTCATTGTTATCCTCGTCCTTTTTCTTTTTTGCCTTAGACTTACCCTTAGCATCATTAGCAGTAGTCTCTAGGCGTACAAGATCTTCGACTACGTCATACGAGTAGTGATACTGTTCGTAGATACCACGAATGCGTTGTTGTTGCCGTGGAGTCAACGTATCTATATTCATGTAGTCATCCACTGCTTTGTACAGCGCATCAAATAAATCATTCATTTAGACTAGACCCCAGCTTTCTGCAATTTTAAATCCTGATTCAGAACCTAATAGAGTAGCACCTCCACTTACGATCCCTGTAATAGAATCTAGGAAGGAACTATCTTCTGCAATTTGACGTTGCATTTCAGCATTCATAGATGAAATGGTTAAGTTAAGTGCACGTTCTTTTGCAGACTCTTCTGCTGTGAACGCATAGCTCAGTAGTGTATCGTAGTGTTGCCAAATGTTGTTCAAGGCAGTCTGCTGTACAGCCAGTAAGTTCTGTGCGTCAAACTGCAATGCCGCATTGGTAGCGGCAGTGTTCTGTGTATTGACATCCCTACGCCACTGTACATTCGATGCATCAATCGCTAACTGGTTCTGTACGTTAAACTGTTCACGTTGGTTCTTCATGTTTGCATTGAACTGAGCAATGATGTTTGCTTGCTCTGCATCAAAGGTAGCCAGTTCGTTAATCGCATCCGCATTAAAGGTATCTGCAGTTAAGCCAAGCTCTGCAAAGAATTGTGTTGCTTGGTTTTCAGCGGTTGCGTTAAACTGCTCCATTGCGTTAACTTGTTGTGTGTTTGCTAGCGACACATTCTGAGCAAGTTGTGCAAAGAACTGAGACAGTTCATTCTCCGATTGCGTATTCAAACTACGAGCCGCATTCTCTGCCGCCTGATCGTTGAAGATAGCAGTCGTACGAGCATTGAACTTAGCCATCTCCGCTTGTTGTTCGTTACTCAAGTTCTGAATCGTTACGTTCTGGTAAAACGAAGCATCCTGCTGTGCAATCGGTAAGGCAGACTGCATGAGGGCGTTTGTAATCGCCTCAGCGGCAATCGTAGAGCCACCGACACCACGCTGTGCCATTAAGGCATTAACTTGTCTGTACGCACCAGAAGCCCATACAGGAATTTCGCCATCGTCAAATTGAGTTTGTAGTAGAGTTAATTGCCCTTGTACTGTTGCCTTCGGGTCAATCTCGCTTAAGTCTTGACGAGCGGCCTGTAAAGCATCAGCTTCTGCGTTAATCTGCTCTAAAGACTTCTCAGCGGTCATCTGAGCCGCTTCAGGCTGTTCTACGAGGTCTGTGGTACTAGCGGTAGCAGTAACAGCATCCGTTGGCGTAGGAGCCGTTACAATGCTTGCAGTGATGTCTGGTGGAGTCGCTACATACTGATCTTCAACCGATAACGTAGTTTGGGGGGTTAAGGCTTGTAGTGTTTCGTCTGTAGCTTCTAATTGAGCTAAATCCCCTGTCAGCTTAGTACCTACAGGTAAAGTAGGTTCACCTGCCTGTAAGCCCGCATATTCAACAACGCCCACTTCACCAACTTGAGGTTGTCCTACAACAACTGCACCTACTGAAGACTCACGAGGTTGAGACATGTAGTCAGTCATTGTTTGTGAATATTCATCGTCAGGATTTTCTGCGATGTATTCATCAACCCCAGACCGAAATACTGCAGGAAAATCGTTTAACGTAACTTGACCAGAAAGCAATTCATCAACATAGTAGTCATAGCCTTCTTGATCAATTTGATTCGGGGCAGTACCGAATCCGGTACGTCCTACACCTGCGTATTGATCTAGTACTTGCTGACGTACGTTAGCTTCAAAGCGATCTTTGTCTTCTTGTTGTGCAGATTCTAAAATCTGTTGATAGGTAAGGGGTACATTAGCACCTCCTCCACGAACCCAATAATCTGCGCCTTCTTGTGCTAACGGGCGACCAAACATAAGCTGGTACAAATTATTTGCTTGATCGTACCGAGCTTGTTCTTCTGAAGTGTATCCTGTTTCTTCTGGCGTTTGTGGTGTTTCAGCCTGTTGTTCCTGTTCCTGTTGTTGTTCCTGTTGTTGTTGTTGAAGTGCAGTACTTCCGGGCACATCTGTTCGTGCTACACCAGTTGTTGCAAAGTTAGTCGCTTCATCAGAAGACGTAATTGCGGCAACAGCATTGCTCAATGCAGTGTTATAGGGTGTTCCTGATGCAACTGCTTTTTCAATTTCTGATACCCAGAAGGATCTACCCTCATCTCCAAGGGTTCTTCCAAGATAGGTACGATACACAGTATCTAAATCCGATATAGCATTGGCACTAGCCTGCCTCTGTGCTTCTTCTTGCGCACGCCGTTGTGCTTCCTCTTGTGCACGTCGCTGAGCTTCAGCCTGTCTCTGTGCCTCTTCTTGTGCCCTTCTTTGTGCTTCTTCTTGTGCACGCCGTTGGGCTTCAGCCTGCCGTTGGGCTTCCTCTTGTGCACGCCGTTGGGCTTCCTCTTGTGCACGCCGTTGGGCTTCAGCCTGTCTCTGGGCTTCAGCCTGTCTTTCTGCTTCTTCTTGTGCCCGTCGCTGTGCTTCTTCTCGTGCCAGTCTTTCCGCTTCTTGCCTTCTTGCTTCAGCCTGCCGGTAATCAGAGGCTTCCGAGGATCTCCTTACAGAATCCAGTATTTTTTCCATTGCTCGGTCATGTGTATCACCAGCGGCACGATATTTGTTGTAGTCCGCTGTGTAATAAGATAAACCTTCCGCTCTAACTGGCCTTCCTGTCTCAGCCGTATATATGTTATTCAAAGCAGTTTTAATTTGCCCTGAGCTTACCGGCTGATATGTTGGTTGATTTTTTTCTGCCTCTAAACGAGCTTTACGTTCTTGATACTCTGTGCCTTGAACAATGGCGCTAGCAACATTGTAAGGGGTCCAGTCTGCATGCTGAGGACTTAGCCAGTAGTCATAGGCCTCTTGCCTAGGTGCCCGGCCCAAAAGGCTGTTGTACAAACTATCTAATTGTGCTCTAGTTACGGCCATCTTAAATTAACTCCATTGCCTTAGCACGTGTCTCATCAATACGCCGTTCCCAGCCACGTGATACTTGCTCCATACGTAATATTATCTGCATTATTTCATTGTGCGACGAGCAGATCGTGGCACCATAACTCCGCCACCATTTGTTTTTTTGACTTTCTTTTTAGCAGAAGTTGCCATGCCACCTTTAGCCATACGTGTACGGGCAGAGCGAGGAACCATTACTCCACCACCACCAGCTTTCTTTTTGTTTGCCTTAGAATTCATCATTGTGTTTACCTCAGTTAATTAGTTCCATTGCTTTGGCGTACGTCTCATCAATACGACGTTCCCAGCCTCTGCTGAACGTATCGTAGATAGACAAGCCACGAATAAATTCTCTGCGTAAGTTTGTTACGCCTTCAATCACGAACTCTTGTCCGTTGTCGTTACATGCAATGTGTACTGCGTTGAGGGTGTGTGGACCGATGATACCGTCCTTTCCTGCATTACAGACTGACTGGAGTGCCTTTGAGGCACGAGAGACTCCACTATTAACAGCGTAATCCATAACGACGACCCCAACACCAGCAGGTAGAGAGTCACCAGAGATGCGATTCCAATAGTCTTGTCTGTAAATCTCTGCCGCAGTGCTTGGGGTAAGTTTCTTAATATCGACATCTGGGTAAGCTCTCTTAGAAATACCGAAGTTTGTTTCGCCACCGGGATCACTTGGATGATCTACGTAGCCACCTTCGTGCTTCAGTACCATTTCAATTACGGTTTGGAATGTAGTATCGTTATTCAATGACATAGTTATATCCATTTTTAATTAAATTGAAAGAGTTACTTCTTAATAAAATCAGTGACTTTAGATCCTAGCTTGAGACCAAAGCTGGCGCCTACCACTGTGTATAAGAGATATTGATAAAATTCGGGAAGTTCTTGCAACGTTTGAAACCCTAGCTTTACTCGTTCTATGACTTGAGGATCGTCAACCCAAATGCCGTACCCAATGAACAGTAAAGGTGCGGACAAGACTACAGTAAACCATTCATCTTTCCAGCTTCCTGCCATACCTGATACGGCAGTCTTTTCCCATTCGGCATCATTCGCTAACTTTTCTAGCTTAATGTCTCTCTTGATCTTAGACTCTTCAACCTTACCTTTAATAAAGTCTTTGGCGAGATCGACTGCCCCACCAAGTAATGCTCCCCAAATCATGTTGCTCCACCTACCTTATCAGTGTGTATGCACACAGCTTCGTAGTTTATTTTAGGCTCTGGAAACGTAGTGAGAATACGCTCACGCTCTTCAAAGCAAACTTCCATCGTGGGGTACGGACCACGGGGTGCTACGAAATACCTGTCAGCTTCTAGTACGATTACGAATAGCATCCACATATGAACTACCTGCCTTTGGTTGTGATGAGCCAGTACAAAATGTATACTGCAATACCTACTGCACTAAGCACTCCAACAGATACTGCGATGCCTATGCACCAGTCTTTGATTAGTCTTTTGCGTCTTGCCTTCTTAGCGGCAATGCGCTTACGTTCGTTCTCACGGAGTTGCTTACGGTTGGCTAGGAACTTACAGTAGTCATCCCATAGACCCGGACGGCCACT